TACACTATTCACTTCTATTATATCATTTTAGTGGACAATTAAATGAAACTCCGACCCGTGGTTATGAAACTTTCTGAATCAACTCTTTCACTCCTTAAGAATTTTAAGGACATCAATCAATCAATTCTTTTCAAGAAGGGAAGTAAACTTCGCACGATTAGTGTGATGAAAAACATTCTTGCTGAAGCAACTATAGATGAAGAGTTGCCTAAAGATTTTGGTATTTACGATTTAAGTCAATTTTTAAATGGACTTGAACTTCATAAACCATATGTTCCTGATTTAGATTTTGCTAATGATAATCATGTGGTAATTAAAGAAGGTAGGATGAGGTCAAAGTATTTCTTTGCTGATCCTAATTGTATAGTTCTTCCACCAGAAAGACCAATGACTCTTCCTAGTGAAGATGTAACATTTGAGTTGAGCACTGGACAACTGGATAAACTTCTTAAAGCAGCAGCAATTTATCAATTACCTGATCTCGCTGTAGTTGGTGAAAATGGAGTTGTTAAGATTGTTGTTCGTGATAAGAAGAATGATACATCAAATGATTTTTCTATCATTGTTGGAGATACTTCTGACGTATTCTCTTTCAACTTCAAAGTAGAGAACATCAAGATTTTACCTGGTACATATGAGATAGTTGTATCTCAAAAATTAATTTCACGTTTTAGTAGTAAGAATCATGATTTAACATATTTCATTGCACTAGAACCTGATTCTACATTTGGATAATGAAAGTATCTAAACAAGTTGAAGATAGTGTAAATGAAGCTGTTGAATCTCTCCGCAATGCATTGGCATTTGCAGCAAGAACTGAAGAACCATACATTGCAAAACATCTTGCAGATAATATTATGGAACTTGACAATCTTGTTAAAGTTAATCATCTACTAGAGGAAATTCGTGAGAATCACACAAAAGATAATTGATCAAATTCAAGTAGCAATGACTCACACCAAGATGAATGGTGAGACTAATTGGAAAGATGGTGATGAGATTGATGTGTGTCTTGGTGGCACATTTGCAGGTGATAAGTTTATTAGTATCATAAACAGAACTCGTAGTAACACCACTAAAAAATGAGATTTAAAGCAACTGTATTTGTAAAGTTAAGAGGATCCGTATCGGATGCTGCAGGTAATGCTGTAATGAATAATACGAAAAGGGTTGCTCCTTCTATTGAACCTCATCTATTGAGAATTGGTAAGTGTATTGATTTTTGGTTTGACGCACCAGACTATGAAACAGCAGAGAAAGAGTTATATACTCTTAGTGATTTGTTTTTATCAAATACTGTAATAGAAGATTGGAGTTTTGATTTAGTAGAAACAGAAGAAACTGGAATAGGAAATATTTCAAATGATAATGCAGGTACTTCAAAACATTCTATATTTGATTAATGAAAAAAGCATGGAGGATATGGAAGTATGCGTTGGGTAGTTTCGAAGATTCAAGAACTAAACGATACGACAATCACATTGTTTTGGTACGTTCTGTTATTTTCTTTTCTTACCTCATTACCAATTGTTTTATTATTGGTGGGGTAATTAGACATTGGAACAATTAAGTGTTAGAATTTTATTATGAACATTTTCGTTACCCATCCAGACCCACATATATCAGCAAAAGTATTGCCTGATAAGCATGTGGTCAAGATGCCTTTAGAGACATGTCAAATGCTCTCTATTGTCTTTTCACATTGGTATTATGATTGGGGTGATGATTTAGTCAAAAAGAAAGATGGAACCCCTTACTCGGTCAAGAAAGGGGCATTCAGGAACCATCCTTGTACTCAATGGGCAGCAGCAAGTATATTCAACACTGCTTGGTTAATTCAACATGGATGTGCTTTATCTGATGAGTATACGCATCGTTATGGTAAGGTTCATGGATGTGCTGATGCCTTGTTTGAGGCAAAGAAAACATTTCACAAATTTGCAGGAGAAGTAATTACATGCTATTGTATGGTAGAATCATTTACTCGTGCAATGCCCGATGAGTATAAACATGACACAAGCATTGACACTTTTACTGCTTACAAAAATTACATTAGCAGCAAACCTTGGGTTGCATCTAATTATTTACGTGACCCATCCAGAAAACCAAATTGGTTATGATTAATGAGTGATTTTATTTGGGTTGAGAAATACAGACCCCAAACAATTGAAGATTGTATCTTACCAGATAGTATTAAGAAAACCTTTCAGGAATTTCTAAATAAAGGTGAGATACCAAACATGTTATTGTCTGGTCCACCTGGCGTTGGAAAGACCACAGTAGCAAAGGCACTATGTAAACAATTAGGAGTAGACTATTATGTGGTTAATGGATCGGATGAGGGAAGGTTTCTTGATACAGTTCGGAATAACGCCAAGAATTTTGCGTCTACAGTATCTCTCACAAGTGAGTCGAGACATAAGGTTATCATCATCGACGAGGCAGACAATACCACTTCCGACGTACAGCTCCTTTTGCGAGCGAGTATTGAGGAGTTCTCCAGAAACTGCAGATTCATTTTTACCTGCAACTACAAAAATAAAATCATTGAGCCCCTCCATTCAAGATGTGCGGTCATTGATTTCTCATTCAAAGGAAGAGAAAAGCAAGAAATCGCAACATGCTTTTTCAAACGTATTAACTCGATATTGGAACAAGAAAGAATAGAATCAGATAAGAAGGTTGTAGCAGAATTAATTAATAAGCACTTTCCTGATTGGAGGAGAGTACTAAATGAGTTGCAAAGATATTCAGTAGGAGGTAAGATAGATAGTGGTATACTTGCTTACTTTAGTGATGTAAAAGTTAATGATCTCATTAAAAACCTCAAAGAAAAAAACTTTCCTGAAGTTCGGAAGTGGATTGTTTCTAATTTGGATAATGATTCTAGTGTATTACTGCGTCGCATTTACGATAGTCTTAACGAATCCCTTGTCCCTGCCTCTATTCCTGCTGCCGTTCTTGTTATTGCGAAGTACCAATATCAAGTAGCATTCGTTGCAGATCAGGAGATAAATATGCTTGCATGTCTTACAGAGATTATGGTTGAATGTAAATTCAAATGAATTGTTTTGGATGGTTAGGAATTATATTGATTATTAGTGGACTTTGCTCTGGAGTTATTGCTTACATTGGTATTATGGAGTTAATTAAATGAAAGAAGAATTGTTAGAACTGATCAAAGAAAGAGGTTATCGTAAAGGTGACTTTACACTTTCTTCTGGTAAGAAAAGTGAACACTATGTAAATTGTAAACCTATCATATTAACTGGAAGAGGACTTACCTTGACCAGTTTATTAATGTTAAAAGAGGTTCAAACAAATGTAGTAGCAGGTCTTACTCTTGGTGCTGATCCATTAGTTAGTGGAGTTTCATTAGTATCTGCTCTAGATGGTAGAATGGTTAATGCTTTAATCATTCGTAAAGAACCTAAAGGATATGGTACTGCATCTCAAATAGAAGGTCCATTACCTGTTAAAGGATCAAAGATAACTGTATTAGAAGATGTTGTCACTACAGGCGGGTCTTCTATCAAAGCAGTTAAGGTTCTACGGGATGAAGGTTACATAGTTGAACGTGTAGTCTCAATAGTAGATAGACAAGAAGGGGGTAAGGATGCTATGATGGATAATGATTTAGAACTTTGCAGTTTATTCACAATCGAGGATTTAACGAAATGATTTTTCTATCAAAACCTTCAGTGTATAATTTACCTGGTACATGGGAGAAACAACCTGATGCGATTATTCCTCATTTAAATCTAACACCAGATCAAGGATTTATTTTATTCTTTGGTTTAGTTGTTTTAGGTTTAGTCATTTATGGACTTTATCTTACGTTTGGTCCTGGTAAAAAGGAACTCAGAGATCAAATTGACGAACATGCTAAAATGCATGAACTAGGTATCGCACATGGCCATGGTGGCAACAAGGGTGCATATGAGATGTCTGGTAAACTTGAAAAAAATCACACTCATGAAAACATTAACGAAAAAACAAAGACACCAAATTAAGTCTAAATGGTATTACATATTCTGGGGTGCAGCGACTGTATCAGTATTTGCAGGTCAGATATATGTTGGATCTGGATATCGTCAGATGTCAAAATCTTTTAATCGCATCGTAGATGCTGTCGTAATAGAACTACGACAAGGACCATACGATAAACTTTATTAATGTAATGAAATCATTGAAAACTCCTCTTCGTTATCCTGGTGGCAAGTCTCGTGCTTGCACCAAGATGGATCAATACTTCCCCGATTTGAGCGAGTATACAGAATTTCGTGAACCTTTTTTAGGTGGTGGAAGTGTTGCTATTCATGTAACTAAAAAATATCCCAATCTTAAAATTACAGTTAATGATTTGTATGAACCCTTAATAAATTTTTGGGTTCAGTTACAAACCTTTGGTGAGGAATTAACTGATAAAATACGTAATTATAAATCAACTCATCCAGATCCAGATTCTGCTAAAGAACTTTTTCTAGAATGTAAAGAAGCAATTAATGATAAGAGTTTAGATTGTATAGAAAGAGCAGCAGCATTTTATATTGTTAACAAGTGTAGTTTTTCTGGACTCACTGAATCATCTTCATTTTCTAAACAAGCATCCGTCTCTAATTTTTCAATGAGAGGGATTGAGAAACTGCCTGGTTATTCTGAAATAATATCTCATTGGCATATTAATCAATATTCTTATGAACATCTATTAGAGAATGATATTCATAATGGTCTTTTCATGTATCTAGATCCTCCTTATGATATTAAAGATAATCTTTATGGTAAGAAGGGTGAGATGCATAAACATTTTGACCATGATCAATTTGCAGCAGATTGTGATAAATCTAAAATAGATATGTTGATTAGTTATAATTCAGACCAGTTGATTAAAGAAAGATTTAAGAGTTGGAATGCTGGTGAGTTTGATTTAACTTATACCATGCGTTCTGTTGGTGAGTATATGAGAGAACAAAAACAAAGAAAGGAATTGTTATTGTTTAATTACAATAAACAACCAAAAATTAAAGAATTCTTTAATGGATGTTATAAATATGACAAACTAAAAGCAGAAGGTATGGTCTCATGAGTGGTGAACATATAAATGACTTATGGGAAGATATGGATCGTCTTAATGCATTGTACGAAGAGATGATGTGGGACTATGATCATTTGTTAGAATTCGTTCCTGATCATGCTAATAATTGTATTATTATTAGAAACAAAAGTATGGACATGGAGAAAATGTAGTGAATGTAATTTGTTATTCGTATTTGAAAAATAAACATGATCATATAAATGATCATGAATTAAAACGTCTTGATCACAGTATCCGTTCCTTAAGAGAATTTAATAATGAAATATCTGTTTATCTTTTTTGTGATGACCCTGCTTTTATTCCCCCTTATTTCCGTCTTACTTACAACGTAAATGTTTTACCATTTGAGGATGGATTTGATTTTAGTATACTTAGTGCATGGTCAATTCATAGATGGTATAATCTGAAGTATTTTAAAGATCAGTCTTGTAATATTCTTTACTTGGATTCTGATACTGTCTTCTATGATGACGTACAATATATCTTTGATACTTATTCAAGGTATGATGTATATGGTAGAGAAGAATTTGGATTTAGACACGATCCCAATACTGGTGGTGGTAAGGGTATAAGAGAAGCATTAAGTAAAGTTGATAAAGCAATCTATGCTCTTGGTGGTAAGGAGGAGATCTATAAGTATTGTTGTGGTGTGATGTTGCTCAATAATGATATTCATATTAAGATTGTAGATAAGTTAGATGAATTGACAGAGTTGATGAACATCTTCAAAAATGGTGCTCAACTGATGCCTATTCCAAACTCACGTATTGTTGATCAGTATGCAGTTTGGATTCTATTAAGTCGTCTTTCATCTACAGGTGGCATGTTTGGTATACAGGATGTTACAATGGGGTATGTTGAACAAAAACATCAAGAGTTCTTCAATCCAGTTATATTACATTACACTACTAAAGGTGAGCAGAAGTTAGCTGCTGCTGATGATAGGTTTAGTAATTTGAAAAGAGATGTTGATGAACTGGGCGAAGAAATTGATCCTTATCATGTATTATGACAGAACTAAAAGATTGGTTAAATTCTATCAACTTCAATAAGAACAATCTTACTGAAGAAGATCCTTCTGTTATTAAAGATTATCCTCCATATATTATCAATCGTTGTTTGTCTGGACATCTTGATTGTATTATGTTTGTGAATGAGATGAATAGATATTCGTCTTTAGATAAAGATATGCAATATTCTTTTTATCTAAATACTTTGAGGAAAAAGAAGAGATTCTCTCCCTGGCTCCGTAAGGATAAAGTCACGGATCTCCAATGTGTAAAACAATACTATGGTTATAGTAATGAGAAAGCGTCTCAAGCACTGAAAATCTTATCAAAACAACAACTCGACTACATTAAACAACGACTTGACACTGGAGGATCGCAATGACTGTTACCACAGCAGAACCTACTATACAATGGTCTCAAGACCAAATGGTAGAAGTTCTTTTAAATGAACCAGATGATTTTTTAAAGGTAAGAGAAACACTCACAAGAATTGGAGTAGCAAGTAGAAAAGAAAAGAAATTATATCAGTCCTGCCATATTCTTCATAAGCAGGGAAGATATTTTATAGTTCACTTCAAGGAGTTATTTGCTCTCGATGGTAAACACGCTAACCTTACTGTTAACGACGTTCAGCGTCGGAATCGTATTACTCGTCTCCTTGCTGATTGGGGTCTCATATCCGTAGTAAAACCAGAATCGGTTGCAGATATTGCTCCACTTAATCAGATTAAAGTATTAGCATACAAAGATAAAGGTGACTGGATACTAGAACAAAAGTATAATATAGGTAAGAAAGGAAAAACCCAAGAAGAATGAATGGTCGCCTAGACAAAGTGGAGATGACTGCCAAAGTCACAAGGATGAAAAATGGTGTAGACAGTAAAGCATGGTATCCTGAATGGGATAACCGTCAAAGAGGTGCTGCTTCCCGTATACTTACCAACGTGTTAGAACAATTGGATGAGTATTGGACGTAGAAACCGAACCTATTTTTATTAGGTAATGTTATAATTAGTATTGGATGCCGAAAGGATCCACAATTCACACTCGCTTTTAAAGGAGACTATTATGACTAACCTAGCAAGGTATCATGCTGCTAATCTTCCAGAACTTATAGAGAAGATTAATCGTAACAGCATAGGACTAGATGATTATCTCAATAGATTTTGGGACGAATCAACTAAAGAGAATTATCCCCCTTATAATATTGTTCATGTAAACAACGTCGAATCTAGACTAGAGATTGCTCTCGCTGGATTCAAGAAAGATGAAGTTAAAGTTTACACTGAATATGGTAAGTTAAATGTAGAGGGGCAGAAGGAAGAGAAGGATGATAAGACTTATGCTCATCAAGGACTAGCACAAAGATCTTTCAGTAGGTCATGGGCAATCTCTGATGACACTGAAGTTAGAGATGTTAATTTTGAGGATGGATTACTTACAGTTGTTGTAGGTAAGATTGTTCCAGAACATCATGCACGTAAGGACTGGTTATAAATACAAATGAGTTCGAGATGGATCAGCACCTTGTCAATTGACAGGGTGCTTTTTCTTTG